GATGGCGCCAATATCGCTTGTCCAACTCGGTCCCAGTCAAAGGAATACCAGCGGACGTTGAGAAATTGGTAGCAACCACTTGCCCAGGTTCGCCAAATACCGCAGTATGATAGCTCAGGCGCTGTGGTATCCTCTTCATTTGTGAAAGATACCTCGCACCAATAACATCACACACATCTTCGATATGTGAAATTTCAGCTGTGATCTCAAAGTCCTTATAATTTTCAAGGCGCTTCTCAATCCCTTTTTGTGAAATTTTCACATTCTTCTTGGAATACTCGACTATACGTCCATTCCCTTCAAATTCAATATGGGAATTTCCGCTAGATACTCGAGCAGGCGGTATAATATCATCAAGCAATACTGTACGAATCTTCGGAATTTCAAAGCCTTCATGAAGCTGTTTCCTCATATTTCTAACAATATTACCATTAAGATAAATAGCAAAACCAGTACCTCCATTACTACCACCTCCAATGTGCATTCCCACAACGTGCCCTGCAGCCGGACCATCCATTGCGAAATACAACATTCCACAATCACCACCCTTGGTATCTATCCCTTCAATTTTAAGGGTATTATGTACCTTCTCGAAATCTCCAGTATCATTCATACGGAGCTTAACGGTGGGGTGATAAGTTGCAGGAAAACCATTCCAGGACATTTCACCAGATGTACAAGCAACTGTAAACTGATTCCTAAAATCAATTAGGAATTTATTAGTTATACCAGCATCTGCCATATGTGATGTAATATCTTTGTGCTGGCGCCCAAGATCAACTTCAGCCAAATAATATTCATTGCTCCCATAGGAGTATGAATTTTCTGTTATTTGATCTAAAGTTTTGCTTATGGGATCCCGCCCTTCCTGTTTAAAACGAATAACATGAAGTGAGGTATCGGATATCTCCGACGATGCAGCCTCCAAAGCTGTCATAAAATGTCTCGGCATCAACATATCACTACCGCCTAAAAATAAGCAATAACCCATGCGTCCCTGAAACATTGGACAAGTGAGTTCATACACATTCCTGTGTACACCAAGTTGCGCATTCATCAGGAACTCTGGAACGCGACTATTAACTTGGAAACCACCCCTGCCATAATCTCCCTCACCAGTGGCACGATCAGGCCGATCCCAATCTTGGTCATTACCCTCACGAATTCTGTTATTATAACGAGAATTCCTATGTTGGGTTTTATGACCTTTCCGTTGAGTATCAGATTGAAAAACCCACTTTGCAAAGAACC